GCAGTTCCAGCAGTGTTTATGTTTGTGTAGGCGTATTTGTAAGAACTTCCAGCAACAGTGCTTCCACCTGCTCTTAATTTCATAACAAAGATAGTTGAAGCATCATTGGTAGCAGTTACTGAAATAACAATTCTGTAATTTTTATACGCACTTGTAAAAACATTATCTATGTTCACAGCAGTTGTTGTGGTCGTATCAGTTGTATGCAAGTGAACAAGTCCAGTTTTGCCAGCACCATTTAGCAAGTAATCTTCAACGGCTTCAATCGCATCATTGGCGTTAGCGTGTTGCGTTGAATGTGAAGGCAGGTTCAGCGAATCATTGGCAGTTGGATTCGTAAAGTTGTCCACACTAGTTGGAAAATTAGTTGGCATTGTTCACCTTAGAAAGCAAGTATGTATCCGAATTCTTCTTGTCCATCGTATCGTACAAGGTCATCATCATACGAAGCAGTGATTGCATCGTATAACGGCAACGCGCCACCAAGCCTGCCGTAGATAGGGTCATCAAGAACAATAGGGAAGTCCTGAACCGAACCAAAGTCAAACGTGACGGTATGGGTGTCAATCCCAATGGTGTGCTTGATGCCTGTGACTAAGCCGTATCGCTCAATGGCTGGCGGTATTCCGTTAGGGGTAAACACAATCTTGATAACGTCTTGAATCTCAACGGCTAGAAGTTCAGCCTGATCTGCGGTGTTCTTATCGTGCAGGGTTACGTTCAAGCTACTAAAGCGTAGCTCTGGTTGGTCGTAGCGACCCAGCAAATAGTCAGCCAAGATAAGTGAATCGGCATCGCTAGTTAGTAACAGCCCGTCTAGGGATAAAGTCTGTACGCCATAAATGTCTTGGGATAAAAGGTTGTCAGCTACCTGTGGCGTTCCACCCTCACGAGTAATTACCACGCGGTTGTAAAGGTTTTCTGATCCGTAGATAACTTCAATGTTGTTAAAGGCTACGGATTCTGCTCTGCCATCGTCAGCAAAGATCAGGGTATCTACAAGTGGTGGAACTGTGATGCGGTCACGGAATGTAAGCGCACCTGACTTAGACATAAACAATGCGCCGGGTTCTGTGGACTCAACCAGTTGCAGGTATTGTAGAGCGTTGGTGTTCTCTGGCACAACGTCTGCTTGCAGGGTTTCTTGTCCGGGGTCAATGTCGCGCTCACCAGCAGGCCAAGCTACTTCTGGGCGGTTGATAATCGTTTCAATACGTTCACCAGATAACTGGGCTACGTTCGTAAATGAGTCAATCTGAGTAGCCGATAACTGCAAGAAACCATCCACGCAACTGATCGAAGCAAAGGACTTACCGCCTAGCTCGTAACTTAAATCCCAATCATCTATATAACCAGTGAACTGACGAATGCCGTTGGTTTCAATAACGACTTGCTTTCTAGGCAGAATCTGGGAACGGTACGGGCTGTCCTCGTAGAACGGGTCAAAGGTTCTATCGTCATTGTGCAGGGTAACTGATGCGTTGCCTGCGGTGAAGCGGTCTAGCTCCCGTGACTTGCCCCGTGAAATAGAAGCACTAGCGACATAATTAGTAACATCAACCAGAACATCGCCACCAAGAACATAGTCGCTATCAAGAACGCCCCGAACTGGATCATCAAGCGCAAAGAACGAACCACCTGATGCTGTGAGGTCAAACGCAATGTAGACCTTAGTTTCTGGATTAGACATTTATGCGCTCGCAAATACCGGGCCACTGGTGCGCTCATATCTCTTAATGGCATCCACAATGTCACGACCAATAGAAGCACCGTCTGCGCCCATACCTGCATTCACGTTAATTGTGATCTGGCTTCCTAGCCCACCTGCGTTGCGACCCGACAAAGGCACAACGGCTTCTGGCCCGGCTTCACCGATAAGTGCAAGCGTTGGCCCGGTGACAATGCCACCCTTAGCAAAGGCAGGAACTTCAACACCAAGAGATGCAGCCAAGTCCATAATTGACTGGCGTTCACCCTTAGAAATCTTTGTGCCACTCTTTGATTTCTTACCTCTGGCTTTAGCGATAGCAGAATTAACTTGATCTATCGCGCCCTGATTTACAACAGTTCCCTCAGCTGTAACAGAGAAACCAGCAGCAGCTATGGCAGCCCTAACGCCATCTACGAGGGCTTGACCTGCTGTAATGCCGGCTTGATAGAACTGGGATGCGCTTGCTTCGCCAACTTGTTCAGCTACTGATTCAAAAGATGCTGTGAGAGTGTTCACCTTATCTACAACAGTTGCGCCACCAGCAATAACTTCATCTGCAATCTTCGAGCCTGCTTCTGCGCCAGCCGAAAGAACCTGAGTGATCGCGCCGGGTGATAGTCCCATACTGATAAGTGTTTGAACCTTGCCAGCAAACTGTGATGCAAGATCTGCTTGATCTTGAAGTACCTGAACAAAAGACTTTTTCTTAGTAATCGAATCTGTCGCTGCGCTTTGTGCAGCTTGTAAGTTTTCAAGCGCGGTCTGTTGCGCTTCGATATTGTCAGTCTTTAGAGCTTTGTCATAGTCAGACTGTGCTTTAGCTAAGTCCTCTTGTGCTTCTCTAGCCTTAGCAATACTTTCGCTTGACTTATCTTGTGCTTCACCAAAGCTAAGAATTCCAGTAATTGCTTCCTTAACGCTTGTCTTAAAGTTTTGGAATTTATCATTAGCAATGTTTAGAACATCATTAGCAATTTTCAATTCATCTGCAAAAGTAGCCATTCTTTCTTTTGCAAACTTTGCAGCATCACCAATTCCTGCAACTGCCTTAGATGCAGCTTTGCCTGACTTGCCGACTTTATCAACAGTTGGAATTACTACGTCTTTGAATACTTTAGCTTGTGCCAAGACTCCATCAGGTGCAACTTCAATCTTAGGTAACGCATCTACGTTCTGGCTGTATTTCTTAATGACTGCATTAGTTGCGACCATTGCCACGCCGATAGCGGCAACCGCAGCGGCAGCACCGACAGCACCAGCGATTACAGAAGTACCGCCAGAACCAAAAGCCATAGCAGTAGCAGCAAGAATTGCAGCAGCTTGCAGTGCTTGATAGACCTTTACGATTCCCTGAACAATTTTAATAATCGCAGTACCAGCAGCAATGACTTTGGCGATAGCAAAGATACCAACAATGACCGCACCAAAAGCCATGATCTGACCCTTGTAGTTGATAATCGTTTGAATGATAGCCCTGATGTTATTGCCCCACTTAAAGGCTGCTTGCTCAGACTGACTCAAAGAACTAGAGATACTTGTGTTTCCTACAAGTGCGTTAATAAAAACTTCGATAGACGGCATTACATCTTTAAGAACTTTGTCTGCAAAGTTTGTAAGCACAGGGATAAGCGCAGAGCCAAGAGTTTCTTTAACTTCACTCATGCGCTGACCAAGAATTGCTAGTTTGCCCTCATAGGTATTTGCAGCAACGGCAGCTTGACCGCCAAATAATTTGTTTAAGTATTCCTGAACTTGCCCAAAGTCTTTAGATTTTTTAATAGTTTCAGGAATGATAATACCCAAACGCTGTAAGCCTGTGAACTGCCCACCTTGCGCTCTTGCTAAAGCTAATGAAATGGCTTCTAGGTCGCGCCCCGAACCTGCGCTTATGTCTAAGCCAAGTTTTAATAAGTTTTGTGCTTTGGTTACATCACCAGTTGCGCGTGTTAAATTTTCTAATGCTGGTCTTAACTGTGTATCAGATACGCCAGTTGCAAACTGTTGCTCGGTAACAAATTTTTCTGTTGCTGCAATAGCTTCATCTGTTGCCCCTGTGACGTTTCTTAAAGTCTGAGCTAATTTAAGTTGTGCCTTTTGATCTTCACCTGCTGCTTGTGCAGCTGATCTCAAACCAGCAACTAGACCTACAACAGAAACGCCAGCAAGCGCATTACGCATGATGTTAGAGCTACGGGTTATGTCTTTACCCATTGCGCCAGCACTGCGCTGAATGTTTTGGAATGACTTGGTTAGGGCAGTTGTATTGCCTACAAATTTAACTTCGTAAGACTTGCTTGTCTGTGCCACCAAGACTCCTAAGTGGCAGAAGCACCTGCCATTAACTCTAGAAACTCACGGCGTATATCTGACCGTATTTCCTTTTGACTCATTCCATTGTACCTAGATAAGTCAATGTCCTTAAATTCTATTTCACATTTGGTGCATACCTGAGTGAGTGTGCATCTACATTCCCAGCGATCTGTTGCCCGTTGAGGTTCACGCTTAGTAAGTGACACAGGCGGTCTATCTGAGTACCTATGCTCAGGAGCTTGCATGATCTCGCCGTATCCGCGCAATGTTTCAAACTCAGCCCCCGGTGCGTGTTGAGGTGCAAAGAAAATACGCGCAGGGTCGCAAGTCTGCGGATCGCCAACAATGTCTAGGAACTCGTGCATCTGCTTCCATACTGAGTACCACTCGTGGCTAGGCACAGGATCGCAGAAAGGAATAACTATGTGCCAGTGCTGTTCGTCAAGACTGTGACTATGCGTGGTGTAAATGATGTATTCATAGCCATCTAGTTTCTTTAGCGTTTCATCTAATGCTTCGCCGTCTAGATCAGCTACGAATGCATTGACGGCAATTACGTTCTTGTTACCGCGAAAGCCATTCTCAACGTAAGTCACAGGGCTGTAAAGATGCCCTTTGTATTTGTCCTCACGTTCAGCGTGATGTGAGAGCAGGCTTACAAAGCTAGCCCAATCATCTGCGTATGGCTTAGGTCTATTGTCTTTGACTGACCACCATTTAACTGCGTACATAGGTCAGACCATAGCACTTGTTATACGCTCTGTCTAGCCCATTCTTTTAAGATTTAGCGTGATTCTGTCTAGTGCTTTAACGTATTCCCTGTTAATGGTAGGTGACATGGCTTCAATAGTAGGCCAGAAGTAATAGCCCCTATTGCCCCCACCTAGCCTTGGGGAACGATTAGGGAACTGCTTTAGCTTGTCAGAACCGAACTCTGAGCCAAAGAATACGTCACCCCTAGTAACCTTTGTTTTGCGCTTGCGATTAGGGCGCGACTTAGAAACAAAGTTAGATGAGCCACTTAACTTAATAACAGGCACACGGTCAGGTCTAGCCCTAAAACCTTTTGCAGCTTCCATTGCTTGTCTAGGGTTAGGCGAGTAACTAGCGTGAGATTGAACCTCAGTTACAACCTTGCCGATTAACTGCACAGAAGCTGCGCGAATCTCTTTGTTAAACATTGGGTCAGCTTTAGCCCAGCGATTTAAGGCAGGATACAAACCCTCAACCGTAATAGTTAAAGATGCTGTACCAGCGCGACCACTGAGGACTTTACTAATAGCCATTAGTTCCCCTGACTGTTCCGCCAGCGCAGATACATTCCCATAGTAAAAAGCATACGCTCAGATTCTTCCATTAAAACTGACGGAGCAATGCCAGTTTCAACGGATAGATAAGCCAGATACCAGTGTTGGGATGAGTCACCCAACCCAGTTATTTTGGGCTTTCTTCACTCGCTTCAATAGTGTCTACTTCATCGCACCAGTCCTCGAACGTAAGTTCGGTCTTACCCTTACGTTCTAGATAGTGCCACGCAAGCCACAACAAGTCGGTAATGCGAAAGTCTGTTTCTAGTGTTGCAACACTTTTAGTAAACTTGTCCTCGAATGCAACAAGGTCACGAGCAGTGGCAGAAACTTCCTCTACCGTCTTATCTTCAAAAGTTACGCGCAGGTTGATCTTCATAGTTAAACCGTACCGCGCTGAATGGTTCCTGAGGTAGGCCATGTCACGCTGAGCGTGGCGATATCTCCGACAGAGCTAGCAAATGGTGAGTAGCTGTTTACTAAGCAAGTTGCTGTGTAGCTTGGGTTAGTTGAATTAACTGAACCTGATGTTGGAACGATTACAACAGTAGCTAAAGTGTTTAGCAATGGAAATAGGGTTGCATCTACTTGGGATGTACCGAAGTCCTGCATGAACTGCAAGGTGATTGAGCCGGACTTTAGACCACCAACACGGGTGCGAAAATCGCCACCAAATGCAGTTGTTTCTAGATCGTCTGATTCAATAGCGAGTTCAACGCTGTTTAGGTTTGTAGAAAAGTTTGTGCCGTTGATTGTTACCTTGTAATCGGTGGCTGCGAATTTCGCCATTGTGTGTTGCTCCCTTAGTCTGCGTAGCAGAGAACTAGGAACTCTGCTGCTAAATAGTTTACTTCACCGACTGAGATCGTGGCATACGCTCTCATATCGGTAACTCTTAAATCATACACTTTCCCACCGAGTGTCTTATCTCGCTCAATAGCCAACTTGATGCTGGATGCCCCAGTGCTGGAACAGAAAGCATCTATGGCATTTTGAGCTGATCTCTCAGCTACGCGACCAACTAAGACAATGACTGTAAACGTGTAAGTCTGCATTCCTCTTTGGAACGTGTCATCATAAGAAATCGAGTCAGGCTGAACTATGGCAATAGGTGGACTTGGATTATCAGGCATAACGGCTGCTGTGCGTAGCCCAGTAATGCTTGCAAGGTTTGTGGCAATCCCTGTGCGGATTTCAGATAGTTGAGCCATTAGGCAAAGCCACGCATACGGCGATAAGGCGAAACCAACTGAGCAACGTCTGGGTCAATGTCCCTAGTAACAGAGATCGCGCCAAGATCGCCAAAGCCTGCAACGCCCAAGGGACTGTCGAGCCGCTTAAAAATTCTGCTTGCCTGAATGATGCAAGCCTGAGTGATAGCGATTGGCACAGATGAGTAACCAAAGACGGCTGTTAGTTTTACAAGTGCTTGACCTGATTCAACTGGGAACAAGTAATTCTCGACAGCACGAATGCGTGTGTAAGGAACTTGTAGACCATCTACGTTGCCGTTAAGTGGTTCAAGTTGATAATCACCCACTGCCCAAGTCGTATCAAATACGCCATCGCCAGCAGAAGAACTTTGTAGGGTTATCGCTGTACCAGAGATATCGTCAATCTGGGTAATGTAAGAATCGTCAGCTGCGTAGTAGCGCGTGGCTGTACCAGATGAATAGAAGTATCTGCCAGCGTGTCCGTCAATAGCTCGTGATGCAGACTCAACAGCCATTTCTAACAGGCTGTCATCTACGGCATCTTGAATTCTAAGTGCGGCTTTCAGCTGCGCTAAAGTTGCGTATCCGTTGTTTATTGCCAAAGTAACTCCTAAGTCTAGGTCTATTCTACTTGCGTTCTGCTAATGCCCTACGGATTCCCTCACGCAAACTAATCTGAGGTTTGTAATAATGATGCGAAACATAAGGATCACCCACGCGATACTGAACGCCAGTAGGTGCTGAACGTATGTGATTGAATACTGGCTTATAGCCTGCTTCATCGCAAACCATTTGAGCAAGGTCATTAAAGCTAGTTGGTACTCCTGAGCATAGATTCCAAGTTCCTGTGTAGCCTGTCTGAACATGCCAAAGAACAGCCTGAACTATGTCCTCAATGTGGATAAAGTCGCGCACTTGTTCACCATCGCCCCAAATGTCAAACGGGTCTGACTTAGATAGAGCGCGGTCAATGAAACTAGGAAACGGATAATCAGCATCTTGATCTGAGCCGTAACCTGAAAACGGTCTAAAGACAAATACGTTTGAGTGAGTTACAAACTGCGCTAAGTATTCCCCAGTAAGTTTTGCCCAGCCATAAGTTAAGTCTGGATTTCTGACTTCATCTAGATTTAGGTCATGCTCTGTAAGTCGGTTTCTACGGTGCGTAGTTTGCAGGTCTATTGGGTAAGCAGCCGAGCTAGAGAAGTAGACCACGTTCTTAGGCTTAGTCTTTTGCACCCAGTTAAAGAACTCTGCATCTATGGATAAGTCTGTGGCTACGCTTAGTGGCTCACCCTCGATAGTTGCGCGACCACCAACAATGGCTGCTAAGTGAATTACTAGATCAAACTGTTCTGCGTTGTCCTTAAAGAAATCCCTGCAATCGTTGCCGTCTTTTAAGTCAATGCCGGTTATGTCGCTATCAGGCAAAGCCTTAACAAAGTTGCGACCAACAAAACCCTTATGACCGGTAATCAGTATCTTCATTACCAAGCCTTGACGTTCTCAACATCGTTAGCAAATTCTGTGGCTAGATACTCAGCAAAGATCGCCTGATCGCCGTTGTGCATTTCTACGGTATTCACAGCTGCGTATCTTTCATCGTGTTCAGCCTTGCCGTTCGTGTAGTGCAAGTGTTCAATGATTACCTCTGGCAGATAGTTCACGTTCTCTAGAGCGTTGCCCATAGCGAGCCAATAGTTATCTAGAAACAAATGCTTTAGGGCTGGCGGTGACATAAAGCCAGTAGCCCTAATGATCTTGCTAGACATGACTACGGCAGTTGGCAGGTTCTCGCCTTGTAGTAGATCGTTGCCATAAGCAATGCCCGGCTCTGTGCCAATAGCTTCTGCAAGTTTTGTATCCCAGCCACCAGTGCGCGGTAAGTGGTCATCACCCATAAAACAGATGTAGTCATAGTCAGGAGCAAACCATAAAGCCCAGTGGTTAAGTGTGCCGTTCATCCCCATACGATCAGCAATGCAAACCTTGACGTTATTTAGCCCAGCAGTTTCTGCCATGAGTCCGTTATATGTTTTAACATCATCAGCATCTATGGCAAAGACAACCTCTGTAAAGTCTGCCGTTGCGTTAATGGCTTCAAATAATCTAATGGCGTTATCGTTGCGCCCTCTTGTCGGAATGATTGTAAGCATTCTCATTGCTGCACCAGTTTCCAAAATGTATCGCCTGCCTTATCTACCATGTGGCGCAGTGCATCTGCATCGTGCCAATCCTCAACGCTTGTGATTCCTACGTTGTCGTTAGTGTGAATCCTGCAACCTGAAAGCACCGCTTCCATAACTGCCCTGCATTCTGACTCAAAGGCTAGTGGTAAATGCACAAACCATTCCACCCTTGCCATTGCATCTAGTACCTGTTCACGCGGTACGTCTGTTAGAGCTTTGAACTCATAGCCTGCTTGTGCTGCCCAAGCATGAGCGCGTAGCTGACCTTTTAAGGGGTGATTCCTAGCAGCCCATAATGCTATTGGTTTCTTATCCATGTGGTCATAGCACTTACTGGTATCGAAGTAGCTTAGAACCTGCGCCGTCTTGCGTGGCTTTGTCCAAGATAATTCTCTGCGCATGTGTGCCGGGGTATGGGTTACGAATAAGCGAGAGCCACGAATCAGTGAGTTAAGCCCTGCGCGTGGAGTTTGTAAGTGATGAACAAATACGAACGGGTCATACTCTGAAAGTCTGTATAACTGTTCATCTGTGAACGCATCTGTTCCCGTGACAATGACCGAATCGAATTGGTGTATATCGTGTGTATCAAATGTCTGTGGAGTGACAATCTCAATGTCGTAGTCCAAGGGTGCTTGCAAGCGGTATTCGTAGTCTGACATTTCTGCCCCACCTGCAAACTGCCCCGTGAATAGCCCTGTGGGACTCACAGAGCCACCGAGAGCCACGTTAGGCGCATTCTCTATGTGATGCGTGTACCAGCCTATTTTCATGCTTATAGTCGCTTGTAGGCTTTAGTGTCTAACACGGCTAGGGCTGGCTTCCAATGCTCCTCAAATACGGTATCGGCGTTATACGCCTTGGCAAACTCCTGCGCCTTTTCTGATCTGCCACGACCACGCTGGTATGCCTGCTCTAGAGCATCAACAATGCCGGGAACGCTAGGCATGTGGAACCAAGAGGACTGCGGTGCATCCCATAGTGGTTGACCCTCGATTAACCAACCGTCACCCAGTAGCTCGGTTGAAGCTGCGAAGTCGCTGATGATTACAGGTGTGCCACAGGCTTGGGCTTCTATGGTTGGAATTCCAAAGCCTTCGCCATAAGAAACTGCAAGTAATACATCCATAGCTGTATAGATAGTCGCTAAGGTTTGCTGGTCAATGCCAGTGCGATAAACGTAGGGATCAACAAACTTAAACTTGTCCTCTGGTACTCCACATGATTGAAGCAACTGCAAGAGTTTAATTCCACCTAGTGCGCCCATTTGATCTGTGTGCAAATACAGAACTACGTCATCGTGCTTCTGAGCAAACATAGAGAACGCAAGAATGTTCTCACCAAATGCCTTGCGGTTAGGGCTTACGCCTTTGTTGGCTGCGTTCATTCCAACAACAAACTTGTCCTCACCAACGCCTATGTAATCTCTGCCAGTAGTTCCCTTGTGGCGTTTCATTGGCTTAAAGACTGACTCAATACCGTGTGGCACATAAAGGGACTCAATGCCTACGTTCTCAATCATTGCCTGACCGTATTGGCTCATAGCAATAGGAGTTACGAAATCTTGTGCAAGCCACTTAGTTACTTCTGGCGGTGCAGGGATGTGATCTATTGGAACCCAACTTGCTACGTTCCAGTCAGCCCACCTTGGGCCTTTGAATACCCAAACGTCATAAAGAGTAAAAAGAATGTGACCCTGCTTGGGGTGGCGTGAAGTCCAGTCGTGCATGTGTGCTGGCACTACATCGTTTGAATACATGTCTGCACCACGTTGATAGTGCGGTATGTCGTTCCAGTCTGTGTTGCTTCCTTCTAGTCCATAGTTAGTGAACACTGCAACATCGTGACCAAGTTTTTTAAGTCGCTGAGTGACTTGCGCTGTTTGAGTTCCGTAACCAGTTGCAGCCCAACTAGCGTTACTATTCCAACCGATTGCTAAGGGTTTTGACACAGGGTATTCCTTTATTCGCAGGTGCTTTGAACCTTACATTAAAACATCGTGAAACAAAAGCAGAACCCCACCAAGCCTGCGCTCCCGGTGGGGTTCTACGTTTTGGGGTTTCCTAATTAGGAAGCTGCTCCAGCAAAATACTTCACATGTGAAGTCTGGATTAGGTTTCCATCCACGCGCATTGTGGCGCGGAAGGTAATTAGGTCGTTCTGGAATGCGTAATCGTCTGAACGATCTAGGCGTAATCCACCAACGGTGCGAGCAAAGTAACTTGGCAAGTGACCAAAGATTACTGACTTCGCGCTTGTTGCTGGAGCTGCCATTGCCGGGTTCTCAAAGATTGGGTAACCAAGCAATAGATCACGAGCATCAGCAGATAGGGATGGGCTGAACAGGTACTGTCCGGCTGAATCCTTTAGCTTACGAACGGCAGCGATTGCCTGTGCGTTCATCTGCCATCCTGTACCCGGAAGGGTGCGACCTGCGGTATCAACGCTGTAAACCAAGTCAATTAGGTTGTCAGCAGTGAATGCGCCTGTTACGCCAGTTCCACCAGTGATGCCTGAACCAGCAGCAGTTACGATGCCTGTTGGCTGTACTGTTCCTGTTCCAGTTGTTAGTGCGCCATTGACTGCATAGCCAAGTGCGTTACCGGTCTGAGTTGCAAGGAATCCAAGAATGTCCACGCCTGCATCTTCAACCATTTCACGGCTGATCTGGGTTAGGAATGAATACTTGTATGCACCAAGTGTCTTGAATGCATTGAATGTTGGATCGCTCTCACCGATAAGTGCAGCTTCGGAAGAAACTGTGCCGGTGCTGTATGCGCTCAAGCTAGGAATCTGCAAGTTCTCGCCACCAGCGGTGTTAAGAATTGTTGAAGTTTCTAGCATTGGGCCAACGTGACGAGCAAGCATGATTACCTGATCGTAGAAAGAGGTCGGTACTGGTGCGCCAGTTGAACCCTTTGTTACATCGCGCTTCTCGAACGAGTGGGAACGAATCTCACCACGAGCTAGGGAACGGATTAGTTCAGCTTCGTTGATTTCTGGAACAGAGGCAACGGCAGGCTTAACTTGTGCTTCGAAACCCTTCATGGCTTCAGCAGCGCGTTCTTCGCGGTCTGCCTGTGCCTTCATGGTTTCCATTACCAATGAACGTGAATCAAGGTCTGCCATGATGCGGTCATAGGTTTGGTTTTCTTCTGCGGATAGATCGCGCTTTTCAGCTGCTGCTGAGTCAAGAAGAGCCTTTGCTTCTTCCCAAGCCTTTGCACGAGCTTCTGCTTGCTGACGAATGTAGTCAGACATAGTAACTCCTAAAGTGTTTGATTGGATTGGTCTTACGGTTTCTGCGTGGCTCCACGACAGTTGCAGCAACGGCGGCTCCGCACAATGCTTATCTAATTATGGCACAAATAAAAACAGACCCAGATGCTTCCCCACATCTGAGCCTGTTCTTTGAATTTAGATTAGAACGCTTTGAGCATTAAATCAAGTTGCTTGCGCTTAATCTCTAGCATGTCTGCTTCTGCTGGTTTGTCAGCGCGTAACTTCTGCACAACTTCACTAATCAAGTCGGCGTGGTTAGCATCTAGAGTTTCCCCGGCTTCTAGCTTTAAGATCGCATCGCTTAGAGCATCAACATCAACAGCGGTACGTTCTGCCAAAATGTCTAAAGAACGAACGCTTGCAGTTGTTGCTTCATAGGCTGGAAATCCAGTAACGATAGAAACTTCGTGCAAACGAACCTGATGCAGTTCACGAGTTGCGCCATCACTTGACCAAGCATCACCCTTTGGTGGAACGCTAAAACCAAATGACATTGAAGAAACATCGCCACGCTTCATAAGAACCGATAGATCGCGCCCTGCGCTAGTGTCTGGCAATTCAGCCTGAGCTAGTAGACCGCGTGAATCCTCAGATAGTTTCAAAGTTCCAGCGCGTGTTGAGCCTAGAACTACGTCTGTGTTGTGGTTCATAAATAGCTTGATTTCATTGCGTGACTTCAAGGAACGCTTGAACGCACCTTCACGGATTACTTCTGTAAAAGGTAGTGGTTCTGACGGGCTGTTAAACACGGCTGCATAGCCAGTGAAACTCATTCCATCGCTAGATGCTTCCCCATTACGAACATCAAACTCAACGGTATTAACACGGCGTTCTACATTGGTGGTCATTGACTGCCTTTCATCCTTGTTTAAGTTTAGCGCGATACTTCGCCATTTCTCATTTTGTAAATCGTTAGCGGTACGTTCCTCAGCGCGGA